TAAATATAAATTAAATAAGGACAGTTATGAAAATTGGTATTTTTGGATTAGGATATGTAGGATCAGCAGTTGCATGGACACACAGACACCACAAAGTTGTTGCTCGTGATCCAAAATTAGGAGACAACTCTGCTTCTTTAGAAGAAATTAAAACTTGCGATGCAGTTTATATCTGTGTTCCTACTCCTATGTTAGAAGACGGCCATTGTGATGACAGTTTTGTAAAATCTGTACTAGCAGAATTAATAGATTACAATAATATTATTATTTGTAAAAGTACAGTACCGCCGGGCGTTTATGCGTATCTTGAAAGTAAATATCCTAACATTGTTCATGCTCCTGAATTTTTAACAGCGGCAAATGCTACGGCCGATTACGAATCAGCAACGTGGGTGTTAGTAGGTGGTAAAGACAAAAATGTAGAACAAGCAATAAAAATAATTTCTACTAGTACTGTTGCTGCAACACATTATCATAGAACTAATATTACAACAGCATCGATGTTCAAATATTTGGCCAATTCTTTTATGGCTACAAAAGTAACATTTATGAACGAGTTCTATCAGTTAGCGAAACACTTTAATGTTAATTGGGAAGACATTAAAGAAATAGCTAAAAATGACACTAGACTAGGACACACGCATTGGGATGTTCCAGGGCCCGACGGCAAGTTTGGATTCGGTGGCGCATGTTTTCCAAAAGATGTTGCAGCCATTTGCGAACAAGCCATTGACGCTGGCATGAGTTTGGAATTGTTAGAGCGTGTTGAAACTATTAACAAACGACATAGGTCACTTTAACAGTTCTCTTTTAACATATTCTTCAATATTTTTAGTTGGCGCCCATCCTAGCACTTTTTTAATTTTAGTATTGTCGGCTAGAGTAATATATGCCTCACCTAGTCTAGGCTCGATCATGGTTGTTTGGTCAGAAATCATTGCCGCAAGTTCTAATACAGAATGATTAGTGCCAGTTCCTACATTAAATATCTCTCCGTAATGATTGTGTTCAACAGTCATTGCTAGAATGTTTGCATTTACTACATCGTCTACATGAGTAAAATCTCTACGTTGTGTTCCGTCAGGAACAACAGTTAACACTTCGCTAGCTCTAAATTGTCGCAAAAATAATCCGACTACCGGTGCATATGGTCCTTTAATAGGCTCTCTAGGACCGTAAACATTAAAATATCTAAAAGTTACAGTTTTAACTCCAAATAATTTGGTGTACATAGCACAGATTTTTTCACCTGATACTTTAGAAACAGAATAGGGATTTAAACAATCATCTGGCATTGTTTCGTTTAATGGCGGCTTGTTTGCTAAACCGTATGCCGACGAGGTTGAAGAATACATTACTTTTTTTACATTATTTTCTCTCGAACACTGTAATACTGTAGTTGTTCCTACTACATTAGTTCTAACAGCTCCTAAAGGATTTAAAATTGTAGGTTGTATCCTTGATTCAGCAGCACAATGAAATACGTAGTCAACATTCCTATATAAATCTTTAGTTAATCCATAATCAGCAATATCATATTTGTAATATAGCGCATTGCTATTATGATAGAAATGTTCGTGAACTCCTGAACTTTCGTTATCTATTACAATAACTTCGTGCCCTAATGTAATCAATTTATCTACAATGTGTGATCCTATAAATCCTGCGCCACCGGTTACTAAAGATTTCATTATTCGTCCTTTAAATTATACAAGTATTTATTTAGATGATAAGTACTAGGTTATGAGAATTCTATGAAAAAATTAATATTTCAAATTAATGTTCCAAATTATATAAAAACAGACATTGTTACTACCTACACGTTTCACTCGGAAATGTATCATGTTAGTGAAACAAAAGCAAGAGAATATGCTAAAAAATGTGGCGCCGATTACTACTTGTTAACTAATCCGTCTGATTATGCGCCGGCAACAAATAGACATTTAGATTATCAAAAATTAAAAGCGTTTGATTTTGTTAATTATGATTCTATAATTTATTTTGATTCTGATTATATCATTAAAAATAATGCGCCAAATTTATTTGACCTCTGTGGTAATAAATTTCATGCTGTGCCTGATCAAGGAAAATCTGTAGAAAATTTAGCATTAACACTGTCTATGCCTCGTGAGAGATATTTCAATGCAGGGTTTATGTACTTGACAAAAGATATATTAAATGCTCAACATCTAAGTGATCAATGTATTGAATCGGGCACATTATTTGGTTGGAGTCTTAAAAAATTTGATGCTATCAATGGCTATAATTTATCAATAAACGATTGGGATTACTATAATATACGATTACCAGAAAACATCAAAGGCGAGAGATCAAAATTTTTAAAAAGAAAAGGAGTTCAAGGATGTTTTTTAAGTCATTACTTATTATGGAAAACATCTATCGATATAAATGAACCGATTATTGTCTTAGAACACGATGCAATTATTACTGATTTTTGGAAACCAATAGAAGTATCTACTGATGTTCTAAAATTGTTTAGTATATCATATTCAAGTGTCAAAGACGACATGTTTACCGGAACATGGCAAGTAGGTGCTCAAGCATATATTATTACTCCTAATGGAGCTGCTAAACTAATAACATGGATAGATGAAAATTTTGCATATCATGCAGATACATTATTAGGAAATAAAATTATAACATGGCAAAATTATAATAGAGATTTAATAGTATTGAATAATAATAATATATCTACTACCAACTTTAAAAGAAAAAAATAATTTTTAAAGAGATGCGTCTTCTAATCCAGCTGTTCTAAGTTTAACAATGTTTGATAATTGCCATTGTTTAATGTCTAATGCTTTGATAATGCCTAACCACTTGTTGCGTAGAAGAGCAAAGTCATTGATAATTTTTTCAAAGTCTACCACGTCAGCTTCGCCTTCTACAAACTTTTCACAGTCTCTAGAGCTTAACTGACGTTGGTAGTTTTCAAGATATTTACGGAAGTGTTGACTACGAAGTCTACGAAGTTCAATATTAAGATATTCTAAAATACCTTCAATTTCTTGAAGTTGGTTAAATCGATTCTCTACAATGCCAGGCATTTGCGCAGAGGCCTTCTCGATGTTTCCCGCTACGCGGACATCTTGTTTTGCTTGAATTAATTCAGCTTCATAATAAGCCACAGCATCAGGAATGTTTGAAATATCCTTAGAGACTCGATCATACCAATTCATTTATTCCTCATCTTCGTCGTAGTAATCTTCTTCTACGTCGTCTTCAACTTCTTCACCATCAATACTGTACTCGATCGCAGTATCTAAATATGGGTCAACTCCTAAAAGGCTTTCAAGAGTAGATTCTTTGATACCATAATCCAATAGTGTATTAACAAAGTCGGCAGCTAAGTCTTTTCTGTGTTTCTCTGGAATATGTTCAATAACCAATGTCCAGATATCAGCAATTAAATCGTCTTTCATTCGTTGACCTCCAAGTCTGATTCAACTGTAGTAGTTATCTCAGAAGTGGAAATTTCACCGTGTTTTGAAATGTCTGCCATTGCAATATCCAATCCATCTTTCTCATTCTTTTCCCATGCCTTGCGGAATTGTTTGATGATTTCGCCGTCCTTGGTAGTGTAGACAAGACTGTTTCCTTCTTTCTTAAGCAGACCTTTAGCTTCAAACAGATCGACTAATCCACTATAAGGACTCATACCTGTTTCGTAAGGAATCTCCACCTGTACACTTTCAAACGGCTTTGCATAACGAGTCTTCATGATCTTACAGGCAGCACGAATGCCTTGTACTGTAGTGGTCTTGTTGCCGTCTGCATCAAGTTTCAGTTTTAATTTACGCATAGCAACCACAATGGAACTTGCGTAGATGAAACCTTGTCCGCCACTGATCTTGTCATCGGGATCAAACATATCCTGACTAGCGTATGTGTGATTGGTACATACCATACCAATATTATAAGCGCCAAACATATTAACACAATTACGAACAAGTGCTGTTAATGCTTTAGGCTTACGACCCATGTCACCTTTCAAGTCACCTGCTTGGAACTGATTAATGTCAGTTGGCGTTAACAACATACCCAACGAATCAATAATGAATAGTACCTTAGGACGATCTGCCTCATCCATAGTTTTGTATTCTGCAATAAATTCTGTAATAGTTTTTGCCACGTCGTCAATCATGGCCATGTTAAGTTTCAACAACTTTTCTGGACTTGTATCTACACCAAGTGCGTGTAGCCATGCTTCGTCGAGTGCGTTTTCAGTATCAATCAAAATAGGATAGATACCAGCTTGCTGTGCGTTCTTTACTAGGTTGCCTGAACAGATAAACGATTTACCTGCACCTGATTCACCAGCAAATACAGTGACCTTGCCCAGAGGAATACCTCTATTAAAGTCTCCGCTGATAAGATAGTTTAATGCGTAGTTGTTTGTACTAACCCAATCAGTTGGGTCGTTAAAGCCAATACTAAGTCCATCGATACTCTTAGTTATTGACTTTCTAAATTTAGAAATATCAAATGCTTTTGCCATATTATTATGCCTTATTGAAAAAAGAGTGCGAGATTGACCCGCACTCTATGTTTAGCTAAATTACTTCTGACGGTTGCGAATCATGGCAAGGATGTCTTGCGCACGACTTGCACCTTCAGTTGAAGCTGCTGGCGCCGCTGCCGTAGGCTTGGCTACCGGAGCAGGCTCCTCATCAAAATCTTCACTGGCTTTAGCAGCCGGTGTTGATGTATTAGCTGTTGCACGATGTGGATCACCTGTTGCGGCTCCCATACCTGCTGGCTTAAAATATTGACCCCAACGATCCATGTCATATGCTTCACCGTCAACTGACGCTTCAAACATTTCTTTCATGACCTTGAGTTCAACGTCAGTTGGCTTCTTGGGCAAGAAGTCTGACAGATTGTGCAGTTGATGTGCCTCTAATGCTGCCGCTTCAACTTCGGTCAATGAACGCTCACGACGGCTCCACTTTGATGTAGAATAATCAGCAAAGCCACCTTTCGATGTCTTGGCAATACGGAAGTCTACACCCTTGAGGTAGTCAGTTGGCAATTCTTCCAACTCTGGATCCATCAAAGCTGAACGAATGATTTGATAAATCTGTGGACCGATAATGAATCGACGGATTGGATTTTCTGGTTTCTTATCTTCACCGATTGGATCTTCAACAACGAAGCCTTGGAAAATGTATGAACGCTTCTTCCAGTACTTGCGACCCATTTCTTCCAAACTCTTATCCTTGAACCAGCCACGTACTTCTGAAAGGATAGGACAAACTGAACCGTCGTTGTACATTTCCACGCAAGGTACTTGTACCTGCACTGGACGACTGTCTGTTTCACCTTTGATGCCTGCGAACGGCAATTTGATCATTGCACGTTCTACCCAGAAAAACGTATTGGCTGAGTTGCCATCGGGTAGCAAACGGATAACCGCTTCCTTGCCTTCTTGCATGTTCCAATGTGGGTAAATTGCGTTGTCTCCACCGCCGGTGGATTGTCCTGTGGACTTTGATTGTGCTTCTTGAAGTTTAGCACGGATTTCTGATAATGTTGCCATTTTAAATGCCTCCTTGTGTTATGCCTAAAATGTTTATATGCCTTATGCACATGTTTTATTATGCGCTTTTTATTTATCAAGGTCA